ATGAATGGCGGGGACATCTTCCCGCAACATGACGAGTGTCGTCTTCACGTACTCATATTGGGGGTTCTTGAGAGACTTAACCTTTTCCCATCGTTCCTCGAATGTCATGTTAAGCTTATTGAGGTCGAAGTAGTCAAAGACGTGAAACTTGAGCTTCAGGGGGTCGGTTTTGAAAGTACTCGTAAGTTCTTCAAAGTCGAGATTGGGATCAAATGCTTCACCGTCAACATATTGACCCTCTTTGAGTCCTTTACCGAGAATCTCAGTCCCGGGTACAACCTTTCCGGTCCTCGAGATACCCCCATCCTTCGATACCAAAAGACGAACACCGTCCAATTTGGGCTGAACGTAAAAGGGCTGGCTGATGTACTTTTTACGACTTTCCCATTTGTTGGCGAGCATGGGTAGGATTGTAGTAGCCTTGATATTCAAATTTTTCCACATCGTATTGGCACGTTTCACAGCACTTTCATAGCCGAGTGGAACTTCTGTCACGGATGTAGCTTCTTTGCCTCCAACCTGACCAGACGCCTTAACAATGCACCAGCATTCACCCCGCTTTTCGACCCTGATGTCGATGTAGCGCTTCTTGTTGTTTTTGTCGGTGGTAAAAATTGTGTTCATAATGTAGTAGGATGATACCCGTTGTAAATTATGAAAGAATGGAACGACTTAAGCCTCCTCCGTTAACAAATATTCCCATGAATTTGAATACGATTAGTGTTGGATTTATCATACTGGGTGTACTCGTTTTGTACAGGCGATATATCATCACTAGGAATGCCCGTGAACGATCCCGTACTTGATACATTCATCGTATCCGAGATATATATCACGCTTCATAAATTGAGACATCTTTTCTTTGGGGATTGACGTTTCATTCTCATATAGATTCTTAATGACCGACATGATTTTTTTACACGTTTTCATTTCATCTTTTAATTCAGTATATTTACCGAAGAACCCAGATGACAGTTGATGAATGAGAACGAATGAATATTTTCCCATGAGACGCTCACTTCCACCGAGTAGCATGAAAGTTGCGGCGCTACAACATGTACCCTCTGCAATCGTGACGACGTTCACACGTGACGATTTTAGAGCATCCATCATACTCAACCCCGAAAAAACGTCACCACCATCACTGTGTATATGAACCCTGATGGTGGGTGTATATCCTGGTAGTTCGATAGCCTTTTTCAACAAGTTTACTTCGAGCTTCTTAAACTCGTCTAGGAAGTCGAGTGCATTCTCTCTATCGACTTCACCATAATAGTATATGTCACATCCATTGACGCGTACAACTTCGTGATCCTCGGTATCGGAATCGGTATCGACACTACTCATTTAACAAACTACGAAGTTTCTTTTTAACTTTTGTAACATCGGTCGGTTTTAATTTGTTACCAACTGCGAGATGATTCATCACGTCAAAATCGAGTGGTTCGAGTTTATATTCTATTAAAGGGTTTAGATCCCCTGCAATCGCATATTGTCTAATTAAACTCAGTTCGTCGTGTCCCAATTTAGTAGGTTGTCTCGATTGAATGGCGCGAAGTTTATTTTGCCGCATTTTAAAATTACCATATTTGGTCCATAAACTTCCTGGTTGTATTTTAGTTGGATCGATTGGTTCACCCATATTTAGTTTCGGAACCGCCATTCCTGAGGCGATATAAAACGGCATACAATTCCAATCACCTTTGTACATCTGTGTATCGTATATATCTGATTCCGATAAAGAATCAATTATAGTACACACGTTAGCATTTTTTGAAAGTAGATAATTCCCGTGTATGACATCGCATACATGACCATGTTCGTGTATCGTTTGAGATGTATCGAACCCACCCTTGTGACACAGTATATCAATCACGATATCCTTTGATGTTTTGAAAATATCCTTTACATGGGAAAAATTTAGATAGTCGAAAAAGTTTCGTATGTTCCCGTTGCATTCAGATGCAGCGTAACTGGCATTTGGATTATCACATGCGAGAGAACATATCGCGTCAGGTGTTCTTCTAGGCACGATTATCAGTTTGAAATTGGGTATCATATGTATCGATGTAGATGTAACCACGACGGATCCATTTGTCACTTTTATTTTATTTTCGGAAACGCGGTCTATAATCTGCTTATGTCCGTGAATAGATGCATCATATCCATCTATAAAAATATGAGAAGATGTACGACCGATTAAATCCATGAATGAACTTTTTTTCTGAAAAAGCTCAGAGTGTAATTCGATTGTGTTAGATGAATCTAGAACCGTTTCCGCGATGAAAGTTTTACCACAGCCAATTTGACCACATATGAAAACGTTGTGACCCTCCTTGATATATTTTTCAAGTAAGTTAATTTCATTTTGGTGGAGCGTTGGTGGACGTGGTTTTTTTTGTGGTATAATTTTAATGAAGGAGTCCATGACCGATGAACTTACTGATCAAGCTTTAGATATTTTTTTAGAGAGTGATACAATTCAGACAAGGATACTCGAACCTGTGAAAAAGAGGGTTCTTCCTTATTTGATTTGCATTGGTATCTTTAATGTAATGTTATTCATGATGGTTGCATATCTCACACGTCGTCTTTCTAAGATTTTATAACGACATCTTCTAAATCGGAACCGTCACTTCCACCGCGGATGGCAGTCAAGTCCTTCTTTAATTCATTGGTCATTTCGTCTTCACTTATGAACATGTCTATCGGTTGAATGTGCATTATTTCTGGTTTGAAAATTCCGTTATCATCCGGGAATTGCTTTTCGAATGCCTGAATGACGAAATATGGTATTGGTGGGGACTGTTCGATGAGTTTGTCATATTCAGCACGACATGTATCTATCATAGTGGATCCATCACACGATCGTTCTTCTATCGGGAGTGTTAATTCTAAACGAATCGTTCGCGATAGTTTACCATATTGAAGCGAAGCGACGCGATTTCCTTCCATCATTTCACTTATTTTAAGAAACTGCATAATAGTCGCGATTATACCTGCGATCAAATTCAATCCACCAATCATCGCAGGCGCTGCACCTCTTATACTCGCAGGTAGTGAACTCTGTGCAAAATTTGCAGTACCGGTGATCGTAGACAAAACAATTACAGGAAGTGAAAACTGCATGTTCTGTTTCTTATAGATTAAGAAGGCGTGGTTATGCATGTACCTGTAACACGCGGAAGCTTCACCCCACGTTTTCAATATTTGCTCTTGCTGGGGAGACCACGCAAATTTATTTTTTGAACGCACTTTCTTTTCTTTGTCCATATTAAGATATGAATATTATTTTTATTGTTCATACGTTAATCTTTGTCACTTCACTCGTAGTTCCGTTTACGAGAAATGTCAAATGGCTGAAGATGTACTCGGTGATAATACCATTCATTTTCTTTCATTGGGCAATCAATGATGATACATGTGCTCTCACAATTTTAGAATCTCAGGTAACTGGTAAGGAGCAGAAAGACACATTCTTCGGGAGATTGATGAGACCTATATATAACATTGATAATGAAACATCTGATCAGGTAGTAAAATCTATATTATTCTCCCTTTGGTTTATGGTACAATTCAAACTTGGAATTATACCACGTCCCAAAATATTTTCCTAGAATATATAAATGAAGCGTAAAACCGGTGATAAGTTGATAACTGCGGCTAACGCTGCGGGGCGGTGGCTGGCATTTTTTAATTTTTCGATCGCCATGATTGTTGCGACGATCCTTTTCCTTTTGAGTATGTATTTTATATTCAGACCAAAGGAGTTTTCTAAAGACACTAAGGGTAAGATACTTAATGCAACGTGTTCTAAAGATGAGGATGATAAATGGATGTGCGATTTAGTGTATACGTACACGGTCGACGGAAAATCATTTAATGGTAATAAGAATGTAAATACGAATGAAAAGTATCGCATTGGTGAACATATACCAGTTTCATACAATCCACAAGACCCTGGTAAACATGATATTAACGTTGTCGGGACTTTTTGGGCGGGTTTATTTTTATTAATAGTGTCCATTCTCATACCCGGTATATATGGTATTATATGGTTATTCACAAGATCAGCAAGGGGTGCGGGAACTGCGTTTCTCGGATTTTCGCTCATATAGAAAAAAAATATACATCTATATAAATGAAACGTAAGAACGCGAACGCGACGGGATTGATTATTATTATCGCTCTCGTGGGTGTGATTGCATATCTCGTAACACGACCCCATGAAGTTGTTCGGGTACCTGTTCAAGTACCAATGCGTCCACCAATGCGTCAGAGAGAGCCAGTCCGCAGACGCCAACCCGAATTTAGAGACCCACCTATAAAGGACTATAAACCGGGGCACGTTCAGCAGATGGGTGTACTGTTAGGCGAGAATGACGAGACACTCCCATTATACGGAAAGGAAGTACGTGGGCGACGTGACCAGTATCATTACTATACGTCTACACCCGGACAGCAGATCTATTCGATACCTATAACACATGATGGTCGTGACTGTATGGATGATTTAGGGTGTAGGGAGTTATACGGTAATGAGAATGTTAATGTACTCGGTAAAGCTGCTTCTTATGAAGCCAAACTTTATAGAACAGATCATTTCTTTTAGAGAAATGTGATACCATACCGTGTTGTCATGAGTTTTTTAGCTCCCGGCATCGAAGGTTTACTCCACAAAAGCCACCTAGACCAAAATCCAGCCGTCTTAATTCCACTTTTAGTCCAGGTTTCACCCATACGTCCGTGGCGTGCCAGATATCTTTTCATACGCGCCGGGTCTCCGTGAATCGTATAATCCGAATACCCCTTACCTCCGAAGTCGACACGTGAACCGTCTTCGAAAGTGACCCTGTACTTTTTTTTAGGATTGGGGCTTTTCTTGAGAATAACTTTCATATATAAATACCGAATATTTAATTCTATGTTTCTACTATAGATATGGATCTCCGCAAGCCGACGATTATTCGTATCATATTTATTTCCACGATCGTGTCTATCTGTGTAGCTTTTATAATTGCAAAGATTTCTAAGTCCAGAGAAGAGAAGAGTTATAAATTCCCCGCCATGGCCAAGGAGACGTGGGATGCATTGGGTGTACCACCCAGTGAAGAAGATGGCGATGAAGATGTTCAGGAAGAAGCGCCACCACCCACAGACGATGCATTAGAAGGATATACCACTTTATAACTCCGAATCGGAAAATTCTTCATCGCTTGTAATTTCAAGTTGCACGTGATCAAGATCGGGACAGCATTGCGCAAACCCGTCATATGTAATTTTACACGATCGACAATAATACCAGATCATAGTATTTAGATAGTTGTTCACATACTTAAGTGTTTCCCGTGTACACTTATAAATGGATACTGATTTTGACAAAGTGATTTCGGACTTGCGTAACCTCCGTGAAGATGTCAGGGAAGTGAAACAGGATTACGATCTTGAATTGGAAATGTGTCGTTCAGACTTACGACAACAGTTCGGTTTTAAAATCTTGATGATGCTTTCATTCTTTCTCAACGGACTATTCATCGCATACCATGTAAAACACACATTTGTATCAGACGAACCCACAACCATCACTCCACGTCTTTTGTAAATGATATAAAGAGTTTCACCTTATCAAATGTATATGAAGCTTCTCATCAAGCGACTTTCTAATAATGCTATCATTCCTACGCGGGCTTCCCCTGGGTCCGTCGGTTATGATTTGTATAGTACTATCGATATGTATATCCCGCCAATGGAACGTGGTATCGTGAATACTGGCATTGCTGCTACTATCCCGATTGGTGTTTATGGACGCATCGCGCCTCGTTCTGGACTTGCTGTAAAGCATGGAATTCAGACCGGGGCTGGTGTCATTGACCCTGATTATACAGGTGAGTTGAAGGTGATTTTGTTTAATCAGGGAGGAGAACGTTTCGAGATTAAACAAGGGGATCGTATCGCCCAACTTATTTTGGAAAAATGTGAGACACCCCCCATTGAGGAGGTTGCAACTATTGAAGATACTGAACGCGGTACACGCGGATTTGGATCTTCTGGATAAATTTAATTCGCAAACGCTACACCGCCCATACCATCCTTAATTCTCAGGATGTTATAGTTGACAGCGTATGTTCGAACAATCGCACCGAGCCTGTTCGTGGTTCCATTGAGAACTAACTTAGCATTATCAATGCGCGAGAAGTTGAGCGAACCTGTAGGTTGCGACTTGTTCATCGTCAGACAGAATGGCCATGTAAACGTGGACGTAGTGTTCAACACGTCAGGGGCGAGTACCGAGCAGTGCATTTCGGGAACGACGTTATGGTGGTACGTCGCGCTTGTGTTTTCGAAAAGTGGTGTGCCGTTGATATACAGTGTCGAGTCGTCAAACGACCAGTTTGTAGACCACGTGGTACCGTCAGCTATAGACGAAACAACGTGCAGGGCCTTCACAGGGTGGTTGAAATACGTAAGATCCACGTCAACATCGGATGCGGACATGGGTTGATACTGGGTCTGTGTGATGAGAAGTTCATGTTCATGGTTTACGACCATTTCCCTCTCTTCTGTATCCAGGTACACATACGTACCGTATACCTTGGGTGTGCTACCGGGTGTAAACGGAACAGTCTGTCCAGCGCGACATTTAATGCGTAACTCCACCTGATGGAATTGGAGAGCGGTAAGTGGGAGAGATTTTGTCCAATCCTCGCTGAAGAAGAATGGGATCATGTAATGATCGGCGTATTGAGAAACACCTACCGCATTTTCAGGAACTTCGTCAAGTGTCACCGCACAAGAAGCCTTAGCCTGATCCTGTTTGTACAGTACGTTATGTACACCCTGGATGAAAAGAGAGTCAAGCTTGGTGACTT